ACATGCCATTTTCAAAAAAACATTTATTTTTAACGATACTATCAGTGCCGTTAATATAAATACGGCATTTCCCAGCTTTCTCCCATTTTTTAGCTTTTGGAAATGTTGCAAAAATTAAGTCGTCGCTGTATAATGTAGTCATGTTAATTACCTTTTGTAAATGTTAATCAGTTTATAAATGCAGTATATAGCCACTTATATACGCAGTCAATAATTATTTTCATTTATTTTAAATTATTTTTAAAAGTTGACTTAAAAAGCCAATTTTGTTATGTTATTATTATCAACTAATAATGGGGTTATTATGGCTAAATCAAGCAAAAATGACAAAGTAAGCGATAAAAAGCTTGGTTACAAAGAGGGTAGCAAAAAAGATAATGCTATTGATAAAAAAATACCAGCCAAGCCAATCAAGAGAAAATAATGGCTAATAACAAGCGTACAATTAGAAGTGACGAGTGGAGAAAAAAAATCCAAACTAGTATGCTTGTAAATCGCTTATATGATAATAGCTTGGGTAAAATAGAATTAACGCAAGGGCAATTAAAGAGTATTGAAATATTGTTACGCAAGACGCTGCCTGATTTAAAAGCCGTTGAATTGTATGGGAAAGATGGTGGTGTAATTCAGCATGAACATAACATTTCACAGACTGATAAAGATATAATCAACCAATTTTTAAACAAAAAAAAGGAAACTAAAAATGAATTATAAAGCGGAATTACGAGGTTTTGCGGTCGATAGGTCGCTAAGATTGGCTGAGATTGCAGGCGATAAAAATATAAATTTTGATAGTATTAAAGTGACTGCTGAGAAGATTGTTGATTATCTGTATATACCTGAAAAGGATATTCAATCGCACCTTGAAAGTGTTATGCCGTTAATTCGCAAGTGTGGTGAGGCTGATAAAATAACAGCCCTTATTGCTGAATTACAGCAAGTTGAGGCGGAAATCAGGGCGGGGGTATAATATGTCTATTGATTTTTTAAAATTAAAATCAGCTACAAAGGCAGAATTGTTGCAAATTGCTAGGGAAACTAACACGCCACACGGTGAAAGCAACACTAACAATGAGCTGTACGTTAATATTTTAAACCATGTTATGCAGCCTGAAAAATCAGCGCAGGCAGCACCAAAAGAAGCTAAAGAGCCTATTTATGTTGGTGAACAGGAGCTTGAAATTGCCATTGCAGCGACTAAAGAGCGTTACAAAAACCTTTCAACTGTTTATGATTGGGAAAATAATTGTGTAACGTTTAAGTATAATGATGGCAGATATCGGCATTCTGAAACTGTAAATTTGTCGTGTAGTTTGAATAAATTAAGGGCTAAGGCTATGGAAGTTGGGCGTGGTCCATTGGTTTTGCCAACCCACCGCCAAGATGATTGGGAAAGACTGGGTTCTAACAATCCAAACAACGACTATACTAACGTGGTGCTTGGCTGATGGATTTTATAGTAATAATTTTGGGCAGAGTTAATAATGCTTGACAAGAAAGGCTTGCCAGAACTTCGAGCGATAGCTCAGGGGCTTGGTGTTAGTGATATTTTTTCTAAAAATATCAACATTTTAAAACAAGATATATTACTCAAAAGTGATAAGCTAATCCCAGCCCCAGCTGATGTTGTGATTGTTGAGTATAAGACTATTCCAGCAGGTGACAGTATTGACAAGGATGTGTTGCTTGACTTGATAAAGCCTTACATAAAAAGGGGCTTGAAAGTTAGCTTTACGGAAGAAACGTGGCGTTTTAGCTTTGGCAACAAGCACGATTCAGGCACTTTGTCAATGCCTTACAAAGTTGCTATTAAGAAAGCGCAGGAGGTTTTGGCATGATAGAAAAGAGGTATTGTGAATAGATGCGATGTTACAAACGGGAAGCCAAACGTAACATAAAAGACTAATAAATGCCCTTCTTGCACGGGCGAGAACTCACAAAAACATTACAAACAGGGTAAAATCAGGGTAAAAGTGTAACATGGCAACTGAATACCAGCTATTGCAAGCAATATGCCGTGAGAGTTTTGGAGCCTTTGCCCAAAAGGCGTTCGGTATTATAGAGCCGGGCACGCCATTTGAGAATAACTGGCACGTTGATTGTATTGCTGAACACTTGCAAGCGCAGTTTGACGGCGATGCGGAACTTAAGAAATTAATAATAAACATGCCTCCCCGTTGTCTTAAGTCAGTCGAGATAGCGCAACTATATCCTGCATGGGTTTTGGGCAAGGAATCGCATCATCAGTTTATAGGTGCGAGTTATGCACACACGCTGGCTGAGCGTAATGTTATGAAGTGCCGCCAGATAATGAAACATGAATGGTACAAGGAAACCTTTCCTAATACTGTAATCGACCAAGACCAAAAGGATTATTTCACGACTACGCAGAATGGGCAGTATAAGGGAACTGGCATTGGGGGAACTGTGACAGGGTTCGGTGCTAGCACACTTTTGATAGACGACCCCATTAATCCGAAAGAAGCTTCATCTGATACTATCCGCTTGAGTGCTATTAATGAGATACGCTCTACTTTGTTTTCAAGGTACAACAAGTTTGCAGATGGCAAGTTTGTATTGATTATGCAAAGACTTCATGAACAAGACCCTACTGGTGATTTATTAAAAGATGGCGGTTGTTATCACTTGAAGTTGCCAGCGGAAAATAAGGGCAAGACAATAAGCTACTCACGTAATGGCATCACTTGGAATATGGGTGAGGGTGAACTATTAACCCCAAGGTTAGGAAGAAAAGACCTTGACGAATTGATATTGTTATTAAGCGAATATAACTACGTTGGACAGTATCTACAAGACCCTGTGCCTTTGGGTGGGGGGGAGTTTAAAGAGGCGTGGCTTCAGATATATCATCAAGGTTCGATTAAACCAAAAGAGATGAATATTGTGATCTTGGTTGACCAAGCTGGTGGTGAGGAAATGAACCGCAAGAAAAAGAAGCTATCAGACTGGACTGTATTTACAGTTATAGGGTTAGCATCTGATAATAATTACTATCTGCTTGATATGATAAGGGATAGATTAAACCCTACTGATAGGATTGAAACGCTTTTTACTTTGCATCGAAAATGGAATCAACTTTCTGGCAAGCCTCCTAAAGTTGGCATTGAGCAGATTGGATTAATGACCGATGCTCATTATGTTAAGGAAAAACATAAGCAAGATAGTTATTATTTTAGCGTAATTCCTTTAGGTGGAATACAGATTAAGGAGGAGCGCATACGTTGGTTGATTCCGATAATGCAACAACACCGCTTTTATATTCCTGCAACTTTGCCTTATGTTGATATGGAAGGTAGGAAGTTTGATTTAATAACGGAACTTAAGGGAGAGATGGCGAGTTTTCCAAAAGCAAGATGGGACGATATATTGGATACTATATCACGTTTAGGGAATGCTGATTTATATTTGCAATTTCCGCAGGTTAAGGCTACAATGACACAAAAAGCAATGAGACGCACTAAAGAAGTGGACGACTGGATAAACTGGTAGGTTATATGGCAAAAAATAAGAGGACTTGAAGAATCTGAGGAATCTGGAGAGTTCACAATGATACTAACAGAAGATGAGGCAATAGATTTGTTAGGAATTGACGAAATCAATGCGCTTAAATAAAAAGGCAAGTTATGAAATACGTTATATTAATATATGAAAATATTCCCGAACATAAATATAAACTTGTGAAAATATTTGCTGACACTTGGAAAGAGGTAAAAGCAATGATTGGTACAATAGAAATAAAAGCAACCAAAGTGATGGGTTCGTGGACTGCAAAAGATAGGGCAATACATTATATAATTTTGGATTCTCAACAATACCCTTATATGGATAAAGTCAATGGTAGATAAGCCATCAACAGACGACACATTAAAAGTTAATTCTGCTATGACAGAGTTAACTGTCTCAAAAATATTCCGCAAGCATAGAGAAATAAGCAAGCGTGGTCTAGGCGCACAACAAGAGAACACGGATTCCGCTTGGGCGTTTTACAATGGCAATCAGATGAAATATGCTGATTCAATCCAGTTTACCGACACGCTGGGCGTTAAGCGTAGGGCAATGGTAAATTTTAACGAAGTGCAGCCTGCTGTTGATTCTGTTGTTGGTTTTATGATCCAAAATAGGCGACAAGCTAAGGCAATAGCTCGGCTGAATCAAAACGAAGGGCAGCAGATATATTCTAAAACTTGTAATGCTTTGTTGGATTATCATGGGGAAAGATGCAATGCGGAGCAGTTAGAAACAGACCAAGACCTAGATATGGTAGTAAATGGTTATGGTGCGATTGACACAGATTTAAGTTATGAGGTTGGTAATTCAACCACTATGCCCAACGGCGAAATTATCAAGAAGAAACTATCGCCTGAATGTGTTTATTGGGATACTTCTGCAACATCAAGGAACTTGCTGGACGCAAGATGGGTTGGATATTGGGAAGACTACGACCTTAAAGATGCGCTTAAATTATTTCAAGGTGCGAGTGAAGATGATTTTGAAGAAGTGAGCGATGATGATACTTCTGGACAAGGTTATGTTTGGAATCCATTCGGGGGAATATATTCCAAAATAAAAGCGGATAGTAGTGTTGAGTGGACTTCTAAAGAAGCTGAAAGGGTTAGAGTATTTAATCATCAGTGGTTTGAATATGAGACTTTTTACAAAGCTATTAATCCATTGTATGAGGCGATAGACCCACTTGTTGCTACATTTATTAAGATGCGGTTAGAAATAATCAAAGACCAGATAAAATTACCGGGTGATACAAAAGACCACGATATGTTTGCGCTTGACCCGTTGAGTGAGAATCTTACGTTTGATGTGGCGACAAAAACAAAACTTGTCAAAGAATTTGGCGATTTAATAGACCCAATACCTTTTAAGCGCAAAGTATTCTACACGGCTGTTGCAAGTGGAAAGCATGTTTTCACATGGTTCAAATCTATATCGCAACAAGGATTCTCTATTAAGTTTAAGACCGCCAATTGGGATAGAAGCAGAAAAATCTGGGTTGGCATGGTGAACTCCCTTATGGAGCCGCAAATATATAAAAACAAAGCTCTAACTGAAATGATGTTTACAATCGCTGCTAATTCCAAAGGTGGTGTGATGATAGAGAGCGATGCGGTTCAGGATATAGCAGATTTTGAAACTAAGTGGGCTAAGACAGACGCTGTTATTACTGTAAATTCAGGTGCATTGTTAGCTGGTAAGATTCAGGAAAAGACAAAAGCTGCATTGCCTACTGGCTTAGAAAACATCATACAACTTGCAGACCAATCTTTAAACAGGAATGGAGTTGACCCTTCTTTTGTTGGTGATGTTGGCAAAGAAGACCAATCAGGAGTATTATATAAACGAAGGATTAAGCAGGTAATATCAAGATTTGCAAGGTATTTTGATTCTATTACATTGTACCAAAAAGAAGATTGTCGTTTAATGTTGGATTTATTACCTATTTGGGTAGAAAATAACCGTGGTGCAGTTGTTAGAATGACTGGCGAAGACGGGGCAGATGAATTTTTTAAGCTATCAGAAGATAAACTTGCGCCTGAATATGATGTTGATATTCAGGAGTGCGCTTTGTCAAGTGATGAGAAGCAAGAGACGGCAGTTATGTTGTCGCAAGCAGCGTTTAATTTGCTGGGAGTGGGGCAAATACAGCAAGGTTTATCTTTCCTTGGAGAGTCATTGCAATTCTACAGGCTGGATGGTGATGTAAGAGATAGATTGAGTAAGGCATTGCAGCCACAACAAGACCCACAAATTTTACAATTACAACAACAGATGCAGAAATTGCAAGAATATATAAAATCTGGTGAGGTTGATAAAACCCATTCGGAAACACAGAAAAACTATGCAGGTGCTGCTAAACTTATGCAAGAAGCAAGCATTCATAATGCTACATTACCGAAGATCCACGCACAAACTTTAGAGACGCTGGAGAAGGCAAAAAGGGCTTCGGTTGAATCGGATGTTTTACTAAAAGATGGTCATATTGATTTACAATTAAGAGGATAAAATGAGCGCACTAGAAGAAATAGAAAGATTGAAAGCTGAAATAGCGGCACAAGAAAAAGAAGAGCAAAAACCTATTGAGGAAGTGGAGGAAGAGCCGCTTGAAGAAGAAAAAGAGGTTGAAAAGCCCGAAGAAGAAGCGGAAAAGCCAAAAGAGGAGCTTGATAATGCTGGATACGCTAAGTTAAGGCGTGAGGCAGCGGCAGAAAAGAAGCGTGCGGATAATGCCTTAAAAGAATTGGAGGAATTACGCAAAGCAAAACAACCAGTAGAAGAGGTTAGTGAGCCAGTAGCATTGCCTCCTGAAGTGCAAACTATGTTGCAAGAACATAGAATAACACAGGCGGAGCGTGAATTTGCTATATTTGAGAATAAAGTAAAGAAAGAAAACCCTGAATATGATGCGGTTGCTTCTGAATATGCCTCGGCATTATATCAGTCATTTAAGGTGCAAAACCCTCGCAAAACTGAGGTTGAGCTAAACCAAATGACAAAAAATGCTATTTTAATAAAAGCAAGCCAATATGCTATAGCTGGTTATGAGAATCCTGTTGAAGAAATGTTCCATGAGGCTAAGGAGTTGGGTTTTACTGGCAAGTCAAGAGTTGAAGCAAAAGAAGAAAAATTAACGCCTGATTTACGAAAAGTTGCAGAAAATCGCAAACGGTCAAGTGGTATGGCTGCTGCTAATGGTGAAAAAGAGGGTATGCTAACAAAACAAGCGGCATCGCAATTATCTGCTTATGAATTTGCAAAACTTCCAAAAGCAGAACAAGAGCGGCTAATGCGAGGGTAAAAAAAATACTTGCATAGTTTTGTAACATAATGTAAGGTAAAATTATTCTAGATACGAGTTGCCAAGATGTTATAAAGGAAACGGTGTGAATTTATAATGACTTCTTGTTGCATCTCGGGTAGAATTGCGTCGCTCACATTACGAGCAGAGTTTCTTGCTATCTCATAAGCAACGACTGGCGCACGTCACGCCCCTACTGCAAAACTTGGTCGTGCAAGTAAAAACACAGAGGACTCAGGCACCTTAACTCCCTGTTAATCGCAGTTGTTTCAATCAACATGTTTTTAACAATGGAGTTTTTATGTCTAGCACATCCATGCTTACAGGAAATGCGCTGACGCTCAAATTATGGGCTACTAACGACTGGATTAATCCGGGTCAGCAAACAGTATTCGGTCATCTTTTCTCTCGTGGCGCAGTTCATTATGCTGAGGAATTCCTTGGCGCAAAATCTCGTGGCGATAATATTACTTATGACTATACAAACAAACTAACAGGTATTCCAGTTGGTGAGGGCGGCACGCTTGATGGTAATGAAGAATCTCTTAACTTGGGTTCGTTTACTATGGCGATTAACGTTACTCGTATTGGCGTTCTAAATCCGAATGATGATACTATTGAGCAACAGAGAACTTTAGTTAGTTTTCCTGAGCGCACAAGGAAGGTTATTCCCAATCGTCACATGGAACTTTTGGATACGGCGGTATTTTACCAGTTGGCAGGTTCTTATCCAACATCTTGGACACAAAATCAGACTACTTGGAGTGGTAATAACCGTCTATTTGTTACTGGTCACAATGCGCCTGTTGCTCCGTCTTCAGACCGCATATTGCGCCCTAATTCTCGTGCAACTGACCAAGCAATTACTTCAACTGATACATTTACGCTTGATTTGGTTGATATTGCACTTGAACAAATTGCAATTTCTAACCAGCCTCTTGAGATGTTGAAGGATTTAACATATGACCTTTTTGTTTCACCAGAGCAATATACTGACCTTAAACAGGATACCAGTGGAAAAATTCAGTGGTTCCCTATGGCTCTTGCAAGGGCTACAGGTGGCGATACTGAACAGCTTGATGGATATATGTTTAATTCATTGCCATGTTTAGGGCAGTATGCAAACGTAAATATCTACCGTGCGCCAAGGGTTGCCTATGGTTTATCCAGTGCGGATAGTTCAGTTATTACAACTGTTCGTAGGGCGGTTTTGGTTGGTAAAGATGCTCTTACTTTTGCGTCGCCTTTGGGTGGTCGTCCAAGTGATAATTCTGTACCATTGAAATATTTTAGCCAGTTGAAAGATTATGACTACTTCAAAGGTCTTGAGGGAAGAATGATTTACGGTTTGAAGAAAACTGTAGCATCTAATTCATCAGATATTGGTGTGTACGTTATTTCAACTTACGCTGCATCACACGCATAGGAGATAGAAAATGACAACACCTTCAATTTTACCAGTAGAATATGACGGCACAAGCCGTGATTTTCTAAAAATCAAACAGTCTAAAGATGGTGCTACTCGCATTTATAGTAGTTCTGTTTCTGTGGCTAGTGGAACAGCGGCAACAACTATTATCGGGCTTATTCCTTTTGCAAAAGGGGCAAGATTTAAACTTGATAATACTTCGGTTTATGTCCCTGATATTGGAGCTGGTACAACTACTATTAGTATTGGTTATGTTTATGACGATAATACTAATAACACCAACAATCAAACGGCTTGGGCTAGTGCCGCAACTGCTATTCAGTCTGGCGGATTTGTGACTTTAACGGCTGTTGCAAGTGGGCTTAATTTTGTTGCTACTGCTAATGGTTGGATTGTTGCAACCATTAATACAGCTGCTACAGATGCTTTAGGTTCAATTAGCATTCAGGCACTTGGTGCTTATGACGGACTTGGTATAGATAACTCTAATAATCAGGCGTAGTTATGGCTACATTCGGGCAGATGAAAACGTGGGTATCAAAAAGGTTGCAAGACCCTAACAATGCCTCGGTTTCGTCTGACGATGTGGGAGAGATGATTAATCAGGCACTTAATTATTGGAAAAATGAAAGGTTTTTCTTTAATGAGGTGGCGGATTCTACAACTATTGCGCAAGGCAACGCTACTGTTCCTTTGCCTTCTAATTGGTTGATTCCGTCGATAGATAATTGTTTTGTTCTTGATTATTCTGGTGTTCGCAGACCTTTAAGAAAGATTTCTGAACAATATTATAATGGCATATATCTTTCAAACGGAATAGGGCAACCAAGGTTTTTTTGTAAGCAAGCTAATACACAATATCAAGTTTACCCAATACCAGACAGGGATTATACGATTAGACGATTTTATATTAAAGATTATGATAATTTTTCTGCTGATGCAGATACTAACGATTTTTCTACCAGTGCTACAAACCTTTTGCAATATACAGCAGCAGCTTATGGCTCAAGGGATTTTAGGCAAGATATGAATATGTACCAATGGTTTATGGCGCAAACTGAGATTGAAGAGGCAAATATATTGGCGATAACGACAAAAGGAAACGCCACTGGTTCACTAACTATTTACTAAAACTTTAAATTAAGGAATTTTGATATGATGATTCTTCCAAATGAGATAGGCAGGTTAAAGGCTTATGGCGCAAACGCACCTACAACAGCTCGCATTCCTATGTATGATTCGGCAACAAAAAAAGCAAGTTATGTTACCGCAGACCAGATAGCATCGGGTGCTAATGCAGTAGATGGTCCATCTTCTGCAACAGATGGGGCAATTGCTCTTTATGATGGAACGACAGGAAAATTAATTAAAGATTCAACATCATATCCATCTATAGTTAAACGTTGTAGCGCACAAGTTGACGCAACGACTACAACTTTAGCTAATGTTACTGGAATTTCATTTACTGTAGTTCCTGGAACTTATAAGTTTTTTGCAGATATAAATACTACTTGTGGCGGTACTGGAGGGGTTAAATTAGCATTTAACTATACTACAGCAGTTCTAAGTGCGATTAACGCAAATGCCTTGTCTTATACAGCTTCTGCTGTAGCGCAGAGCAGAACAACCACTACAACAACCCAAACATCAATCGTTGCTTCTAATACTGCTTTTACTGACGTTGTTTTAAGCGGAACTATGGTTGTTACAACTGGTGGAGCTATTGATTTACAATTTGCGGAAAACTCGGCAAATAGCACTTCAAGCGTTTTGGTTGGGTCTTATATGGAACTGGTTCGTATTGCGTAAGGAGTTAGTTAATGCCAACTTATACCACTAATTATGGTTTAGCCAAGCCGTTAGTAAATAGTGCTGTTGACCAAGATTTATGGGGCGGTGAATTAAACACCAATATGGATACCATAGACACTACTCTAAAATCTATTTCTGATGCGGCAGCAGCAAGTCGTTTGCCCATTGGTTCTATTTATATGAATTATTCAGATGGAACTAATCCAGCAACTTTATTAGGTTATGGCACATGGACAGCTATTACAGATAAATTTGTAGTTGCTCGTGGTTCAACTTATACTTCAACTGGTGGTGCTGCAACAGTAACATTAACAATCAATGAATTACCGCCTCATACACACGGCTATTCTTATAGTGATATGAGAAACAGCGGAAATTTAGTTGGAAGTAGTGGCGGTGCTAATTTTGGTAATACTACAAGTGCTACAACAAATTCTACTGGGAGTGGAAGTGCTTTTAGTATTATACCACCTTATCAAGCTGTATATATGTGGTATCGTTCCACTTAAGGATTGAACATGACAACTAATAGCCAGTTAGTAGAATTGCAGATTGTGCCGGGTGTGATGCCGTCCACGGATGCTACTGCAAGCGATATTCCTTGCTGGTCGTCAAGTTATCGTGTGCGGTTTGACCCAACAACAGGACGTATTCGCAAGTTAGCTGGCTGGCAACATATAAGTTTTGATTATAATTATACTATCTCAGGCACAATGAGGAATATTTATTCTTCTACAATAAGCCAGAAAGTAACAACTGTTATAGGAACTAACAGCTATCTTTATTCTTTGATAGGCTCGGCTTTAACCAACATTACACCATTGCAAACAAGCTCTGTTGCTGTTGCAAATTCCCTTGCAACGCATTATGCGACTTTGGCAAATAATCCAATCACAACAGTTAATGGCAGCACTACAATAAAAGTTGCAGATACGGAAGCAGCTTTATATATGGTTGGTGATACTTATACTATTTCTGGTTCATCTACAGTAAATGGTGTGCCATCTGGAGAGATTAATGCGCCACATATTGTAAGGGCTGTTGGTGTAAATCTTATATCATTTAACATTGCAACGGCTGCTACCAGCTCAGGAAGTGGTGGCGGTGCTTTGGTGGTGCGTAGCAGTGGGCTTGTGACAATAACTAAAGCAGCACATGGACAAGCTGCTAATGACAGGGTTAAAATATCAGGTGCGGTTGCTGCTGGTGGTATTACTGCGCCCCAAATTAATGCAGAATTTTTAATTAGAAATATACAAACTAACAGTTTTGACATAATGACATCTGGCACGGCTACATCATCAGTTTCGGCTGCTGGCGGTGCGTCAACTGTTTATTATCCGCAAATAGCAGCAGGAAACCTTAATCAAGGTGTAGGACAAGGTTATGGTGCTGGCAAATATGGCGTTGGTTTATATGGAACGGCGTTATCTTCTAGTGCTGGTGAGGTTTATCCTAGAATATGGTTTTGTGATAGATTTGGTAATAATATAGTTGCAACGGCAGGAAATGGCACTGGAATATTTACTTGGGACGGAAATCCAACAGTTGCACCTACTTTAATATCTGGTGCGCCAACTGATGTAAATTATGCTTTTGTGCAAAATAATATTTTAGTAACTTTTGGACATGGTGTTGAAAATAAAATCTTTGCCTCGGATATAGGCAATTATACACAATGGACGGCATCTTCAAATAATCAGGTTTTTGAGGATATTATAGAGGGTGCTAATCGCTTTATATCACATTGCCCTATAGATGGTGCGAGTTTGATATTTACTGAAACACAAACTTATTTATTCACATATATCGGACAACCTTTAATTTGGCAAACATCAATCGTTGATAGTGCAATAGGATTGCTTGCGCCTATGGCGAGGGTTTCGGTGAATGGCTATGCTTATTGGATGGGGCAGGATAATTTCTATATGTATCGTGGCGGTAAAGTTGAGGTTATTCCTTCTAATATTGGCTTGCAAAGCACTATATTACGTTATGTTTTTGATGATTTAAATTACTCACAAAGATATAAAATATTTGCTTGGTATAATGAAGATTTTGATGAAATTTGGTGGCATTATCCATCTGGCACATCTAACGAGTGTGATCGTGTCGCAAGGTTAAATCGCAAATTAGTATGTTGGACACCCGATACTTTAAGTAGAACGGCTGGGGAGTATCCAACGCAGAACTTATCAAAACCACGTTTAGGCAACGTTGGCACTTTGTATTTGCATGAAACAGGGACGGATGACGATGGTTCGTCTATGTCTTTTAGCGCAACAACTGGAAAGTTCTTAACAGGAAAAAATACAGCTATAATGAGCCAGATTGTGCCAGATTCAAGGCAAGCGGGGACGATTCAATTAACTGTTAATGCTTATAATTATCCACAATCTGCGGTGGCAAATAGTAAGAATTTTAATATCACGCAAACAACCGACCGTGTTCCTATGCAGGTTAATGGTAGATATTTGAGTTATACCTTTGCTGGTAATGAGGTGGGACAGTATTTCTTAATGGGGCAATGGATGTTAGAACCACAAACAGCAGCGAGGGCTCCATGACCACATTCAAAAATTATCCTTATTGGGACGCTAAAACGCTTGATGATGTTATTGAGCAATTAAGGCAGATAACCAATTTACGGAAAAACGACGTTACAGTTATTTCGCAAATTGCATCTTCTTACATAAGCGGTAGAAAGGTTGGTAAAATACCGACTTCCAGCACTGATGTTGTGGCAACTGATAGAATTGGTGACGTGAATTATACGGCAAGTTATTTGTATATTTTAATTGATAATGCAGGAACTCCAGCGTGGAGACGTGTTGCATTAGGGGCATGGTAAAATGGGATTCTTAAGCGGATTATTTGGTGGGTCTAAAAGCACACAAACTAGCAGTTCTGCGAGTGGTTATAGTGGGCTTCCAAGTTCGCTGCGCACTGGTTTTGATAATTTAGGCAAAGCAGTGGCATCATATACAGACCCTAACGACCCAGCTAACGTAGCAAGGTTTACGCCTATTCCACAAACCGCCAGCGAAACGCAGGGTTATAATGCAATAAATCAAGGGTTTGCTCCAACGCAAGATAGTTTAAATTCAGATTTATCAATGTTGATGAATCCTTATAATGATTATGTTATAGGGGGCGTGAATAATGCCGCAAATAGCGATTATAGTGTATTAAAACAAAATGCTAGCCAAACAGGACAATTCGGCTCTAATAGGCAAGAATTGGGTGCAAACGATATAGAATTACAGCGTCAGAATACAATAGGCTCTTTATTACAAGGGCAGTATAATCAAGCATTAGGGCAAGTGTTTAATAATCTAGTGCCACAGCGTCAACAGGATGCTTACAATCAAATTAATGAGGGCGGTCAACAAAGAAATCTTGCATTGCAAACCGCACAAGCACCGATTGCTGCATTGCAAGCTGGCACTGGTATGATTGCGCCTTTCACTGCTGGTGGGACTTCTACTGGATATAGTGGCTCCAGCACAAGTCCGGGAATTCTTTCTGGATTTGCTTCTGGTGGTGGTGGAGTTTCTGGAGCTTCTGGCGCATTAAGTACTTTAGGCTCTCTTGCAAGTTTATTTTCTGATATACGATTAAAAGAAAATATTGAATATATCGGAGAAGAAAAAGGACATAAAATTTATGAATTTAAATATAAGAATCAAGAGGGGCGTTATAGGGGAGTAATGGCTCAGGAAATCCAAGAAACAAATCCAGAAGCGGTGATAGTTAAGGATGGTTATTTAGCGGTTAATTATGATGCTATTGGTATAGAATTTAAGAGGGTATAATGAGCATTTGGGATGAAATAGCAAATGGGCTTGGGAATGTAGTAAATTCTACTGGTTCTGCTTTGAGTAAGTTAGGAAATCTTGTAACTGGCACTGATATTAATGCCGTGAATGGAATTCGCCCACTAAATGACCAAGATATATTTACTAGATTAGCAATCGGCGCGCAAGGACCAAATGGAGCAAATAATTATGTTAATAATTATCTTCAACAACAAAGCCAACAGAATTTAAAAAATGTAGGTGCAGACTTAGCTTCAGGTAAAATTGATAATGCTCAATATATGAAGAGTATAGCACAATACGACCCTGAAACTTATAATAAAATGCAGATAGCGCAGATGCAGTCAATACCAGCCCCGATAAAAATTATAAATAACTTGGATAGCCTACAAAAGGCAGCTACCGATGCGTACGCTAATGGAGATTTAGTTACAGCGCAAAAATATGCTCAACAGGCTAACGACCTTAAGTCTATATTACCACATGCTGATAGTTTTGGATTTAAGCCGTTTACATTACCAACTGGCAACCCTCAAACTGCTGATTCATTTGTGAGGGCATCAGAGCCGATAAATGATGCTGTAACAACGCAACAGTTACCGCCGTTGCCTAATAAAGCTCAACTTCCTGCGCCTAGCAATCTTTCTGGGGCGGAAAAGGCTGTATTAGCTGCTGGTGGAGATATTTCTGATAGTCGCACACCACAAGCCACGACATCTGTACCGCATCCTCCTGAACCGCAGGAAGGACAATCTGCAAAACAATATGATGCCCAATTAAAAAAATGGGAGTTGGATAATGCTAACTATGTAAATGAACAAAAAGCTTCGGGTACTGACACAGTAAAATATACAGAAAATTTAACTAACGAAGCAAAGCAAGCTATTAATTTACATCAAACCATTGCGGAAATGAGAGATGCACAGCAGAAATTTCAATCTGGTGCATTTGCACCCGCACAGGCTACTGTTATTAAGTATGCAAGGGCTGTAGGATTGCCAGTTTCTAAAGATGATATTGCAAATCTTAGCAATCAACAAGTGTTTACAAAATTGACAAATGATATAATAACGCAACAAGTTAAGGCGGCTGGACAAGGAAGTAGGTTACTGGGTGAGTTTAATGCGATAAAATCTTCTAATCCTGGCGTGGGTATGGAGCCTGAATCATTAAATATGTTGTTTGACCACTTAGACCAAAAAGCTGGCGAGGTAACAAATGAAGCGCAGGCATGGAATCAGTTTAAAGACGCTAATCCTACTGCTTCCGCAGCGCAGTTTGTAAGGCAATACACAGCCAATAGAAGTGCGGCACAAGATGCTAATGGTGGTCATTTACCATCAACGGCGACATCAAAGCCAAGTGCTAGCAAGGTGATTGATTACAAGGAGTTCTTTAAATAAAATGCCAATAATCGCAATGCCAGATGGAGCGCAAGTTCAATTTCCTGATGATATGCCTAACGAGCAAATCAAGGGTATGATTGCGTCAAAATATCCAGATGCGGTTAAGCAATTTCAACCATCCATCATGCAGCAAATAAATAGCAACATTGATGCCACGCATGCAGAATCAGCAGCTTCTGGCGAAAGATATAGAGCTGGACAGCAAGGCTTACCTGAAACGATAGCGCAGGGGTTTGCACAAACTGTTAATTTGGGTGGTGACGTTGTTGCTCCTGTTTTAGGTGCTGGATTAAAAGCTGCATATAATGGCTTAACAGACCAATCCCAAAGAGATAAAATTAATGCAGGTATATCCGATATAGCAAATTCTGATATTGGAAAGGCGACGACTGGCGCACTTAAAAAAGTTGGCGATTATTGGGATTACACAAAACAAACAGATCCTGCGGGGGCTGCTAATCTTTCAGCGTTAGGCACCGCCCTAACTATGGGGCTTGGTGGAAGGGCGACTAAAGAAGTTGCAGACTCAGGACTTGTAAAAGGATTGGGTAACGCTTTAGAAGATTATGCACCAAAGATAATCACTCCAGAAAGTCCACTTTCTCCTTTAGCAAATGCAAGCGCAAGTCTTGTATCAAAAACACCAAATGAATTAACTAAGGGGCTAGAAGTAAATCAAGCAATTAGTGCTAATTATAAGGATGCCAAGAAAACTGTTTCAAGACTTTATAAAGAAGTGCAAAATCAAGGTAACTTTGAGGTTCCAGCTCCAGATTTGTATAATAAACTTTCAGATATAAATTCATATTTAGAGGATAAAGTTGCGCCTACAGGGAAAGATGCCGGCGCATATCGTGAATTAAAAAGGATACAAAGCAATCTTGAGGATAAATATGGCATTGCAGCTAAAAGTGAGAAAGTAAGTCCTATTCTTGATGCCAGCGGCAATCCAATAGTAAAAGCGGCGGCTACGCAGGCAGTCCCTGCAAATACAGTTTCCGCAAATGATTTGGTTTCTTTGGAAAAAGCAATGAATCAAGCGTTGCCAGCTATAGGTAAAAGCCTTGCTTCTGGTGATTTAAGTTTGGTTAATTTTAAAAACGAGATTGGCAATCATATTGCACAAGCGGCGGATATTAATCCAAAATTTGGCGATGCTTATAAAAATGCAGAAGATGTTTATGGAAATATGGCTAGTATTTATTATAATCCAGAATCCAAAATTAAGAAAACAAATCCACAATTAGCCCCTATATGGAGGTTGCAAGATAGCAATCCTATTCAAAATGGACAAATACCTTCAGCTATGCAATCAAGGGCGCAAAAAACTCTAACTTACTTGAATACAGAAGATACTGGAAAAATTTCTGCTGTTTTAAATGCATTACCTCAAGAGCAAAGACAATCACTTATGGACGCTGCTCTTGCTAATTCCAAAAAGAATAAAGTTTCAATAGGAAGTGCGTTGATGCAGTTAGTAAAAAACCCACGCAATCCTAGTTATGGAGCGAGTACGGCTTTACGAACATTAACAACTGGCGGTGGGGAGACTCCATTAGAAAAAGGGGTGGGAATTGCAAAAGGTGCTACTCCTAAAAAGCAAATAACAAACATTTATAATTAGAGGAAAACATGACTTATTCTTTAGATATTAAAAACCAAAAACCAATATTTACAGCATACACAACTACGGATGGCGTAACTCCAGAGATTGATTTGCAGGGCGGCACGCTTGATGGGGTATTGTTTGAATCAGGTGTTACAAGCACTTCATTTACTATTCAAGTTGCTCAAAAATCAGGAGGGTCTTTTGTAACAATAAAAGATGGTTTGGGGCAGTTTGGAGTTGCTGGAACAAACTTAAAATATACCATTCCAGCCTCAACAGCGTGTTATATACCAATTTCGCCTCTTATTTCGGCTGGTTTTAGATATTGTAAGATAGTTTTGCAAGCAAGTGAGGCGGTTGCATTGAACGTTTCAAAGAGGAATTTACAGTAATGTTATTTTTTGGTGAAGATGGTGGCTTTTCCCCTTATGCGATATCAGGCTTAACGGTATGGACTGACGCACAGTCCACTGATTTAGGCACAGTCCCATTATGGGTTGATAAATCAGGCTATGGTAATAACGCATTGCAAAGTAATGCATCATATCAACCAGTTAATACTGCAAATCAGATAAATACGAAGCAAGCTTTAGTGCTTGACGGTTCAAATGATTACATGGCAACGGCTGCGTTTGCTGGTGGCAACCTTACAGTTTCTACTATGTTCTTTGTGGCAAAAAGAGCGGTGTCGGGCGTTGGCAGTGCTGGCATGTATCTTGCTGATGGTATTGATAGCAGCAATAGACAGGCGATATTAAGCGCAGATACAACACAGATTCTATGGTCTTTTGCTGGCGGTGGTGTTAATACTTCAACTGTAGCAGATACCGCAACACATATACATTGTTGTACTTTCGCTGGTGATGCGTCTTCTACATATTACCTTGATGGCATTAATATTGGTACGGCTAATATTGGCAGTAACCAGCTTACTGGCTTAACCATTGGCGCACGTTATAACTTAATCCAATTCTCGAATGGAAATATTGGCGAGATTATTATTTATAACCGTGTATTATCAGCCACGGAAATAACTCAAATAAACAACTATCTGGCAAATAAATGGTGGAATGCGCCGCTTACAGTATCTGGTTTAAAACTCTGGTTAGATGCAGCGGATACAGGGTTAGGCAAGGTTTCTGCATGGAATGATAAATCTGGACTTCTAAACAATGCTCTACAGGCGACTGGTGCTAATCAACCGACAAACACCGCCAACCAGATAAATGGTTTGCCAGCTTTAGTCTTTGATGATAGCAGTTACATGTCAATCACAAGCAACGCAGGGCTTAGCTGGGCGAGTAATTGCACTGTTTTCTTTGTTGGTGATACTTCGACAATTAGCGCGGCTGTTAGGAGGTTTATGAGTAAGTCGGGTGCGGTTGCGTTTGGTAAAGACCTTAGCTCAGGTGCTAGATTTACAACATTAACCGTACAGGATTATGATGGCAATTCTGGATTCTTTGCGGTCAATACACCTTTAGTTGCTTGTTATACTTTCGGTAGTTATGATGCAAGTTTTTATAAGAATGGAATCTTAGATAGTACAGTTTCTGGTGCATCTCCAGCAGTCACAAATTCAAACGCCTTGTTAATATCTAGCACTGGTGAGCCTTGGAATGGCAAAATGGCAGAAATAATAGCATATAACAAGCTATTATCATCAACTGAAAGAGATACAATAACTCAATATTTAAAATCAAAGTGGGGCATAGCATGAAATATTTAACTTCAGCATTACAAACAGCTATAGTTGCAGCAGAAAGCCAGATTTCTTTAAATTGTGGTTTCCCAGATGAAAAGGGTACATTAAGATGGGATATACCTCAACAATCGGTTGATGGCACTATTTGGTTTATAACAGAGCCAGAGGGTTATAATTCATTTACAAAAGAAGATATGATGCAAGGCGTAGATTTATCGCAAATCATATCACTTGAGCGAAATGAGGCGTGGTTTCCGAAAGTTGAGGGGGTTTAATGAACAAATGGATTAAACAACATCTTACTATTGCTACAATTCTGACGCTTTTTACTGGTTACGGAGTAGGAGCTGCTGTTGCTGCGGTTATGAAATCCGACATTGAACATTTAAAAGAACAAGTTAAAACATTGCCTGAAAGATTGGCAAGGGTAGAAAGTAGGCTTGATTTAATCATACAAATTTTACAACAAAAAAAAGAGGGCTTATAATGCCTACAGCAATATTACAGCGTGATTATGCAGCAAACGACAAGGTAACTTTTGGCAAGCTTTATCTGCCTTGGATAAAAGAACAGCCAGATCTTTACACTATAGAATTGCCGTGGCTTGATAATGCGGTGGGTAAATCCTGTATTCCTGAGGGTGTTTATACCATGAAGCCTTATAGCAGCCAAAAGCACCCTAACGTTTGGCAATACCAGAATGTGAAGGGGCGCACGGCTTGCTTGATACACCCTGCGAATTATGCTTGTGACGTGCGAATTGGCAACATACTTCATAAGAACGAACTGCAAGGCTGCACGGCGGTTGGTTTTGGTATTGAAGAAGATGTTCCCATGATAACCAGAAGCAGGGACGCAATAGAGTATTTGCGCACTACTATTGGCGTTAAAACGA